GCGGGGGCTGCCTGTATGACGGTGGAACCCCCGCCGCCTCCGAAGATGCTGCGGACGACGCGTTTTACTGCTCCCATTTAGATACCTCCTTTGTAGATGTTCTCGGTCGGGGCAAGGAGCTGTTCGATGCCCCGCCGTTTCCGTGTGTCTGTGCCGCCCATGAGGGGGGCTTCGGGCGCAGCGCTCTCGGTGGACTGTACGAGGTCGTGCCCCGATATGGTCGGCTGCTGTGCGCTCGCCTGTGGGATGGATGGGCTGAAGATGGTCTTGATGAATCTACCCACGAAGCCCATCACGTTCCTCCTGCATGGTGCAGATGCCTTCGAGTTCCTCGATGATGAGGTTGATACCTTCGAATGCACCGAGGGAGCGGTCTGCGGTGGCATCTTCATCCTCGATTGTCCGCAGGAGGTTCGGCAAGCTGAACCGCTCCCTGAGATAGGCACAGAGTTCTTTGGAGACATACGGGATGTCTCTGTCCATGTTGTCTTTCATGTTGTGATCTCCTTTACATAAGTACTGCACTCCTGTCGGAAGCCGCATTTCTTGTAGCCGTTGCCGATCAGGTTGTTGTTCTCTTGAAACATATTTCCTGCGACGATGAGGGGCGCATCATACTCTTTTGCAATGCGTTCGAGTTCGGCAGCGGCAATGCGCTGGAAGCCGTGGACGCTCTCTGTGGCAAGGACAAAGACCTCGCTGCATATGCGGTGAGGCGACCACCATGCGTAGCCAATATCAAAGGCAAGGATGCCGCAGAATCTGTCTCCCTTGTAGAATTTGACGAGCTGCCCCCGTTTGCTCATGTAGTAGAGGGCTGTGACGGTGTGCTCGATGTCGCCGTACTGCTGAAGAATCCATGAGAGGTGACATTCCTGCTGCCAATGCGTAAGGGTGCGGCGCAGGATGTCCCGCTCCTCATGTGTCAACATGGTGCGGGAGGTGTCCATAGTCTGATCTCCTCTCTCGCCATGTCGTAGTCCTCTGCTCTGAGGATGCGGGCGACGCGTGCTTGTGTGAGGGCGTCTGCTTCGCTGAGTCTCTGCTTCTCGTATGCCTTGACGACGGCTGCCCATGATGGGTCTGCATCAAGGATACGTGCTGCGTTTACTGCTCCTACCTTGGGGCAGCCGCTGTAGCCGTCTGCGCTGTCGCCTGTGAGTGTCTGCATAAGGAAGAAGCGGTCTGCCTCTGCCTCGGTGATGTGCCGATATTCGTCCCGCAGGAAGTCGTAGTGATAGCCGGGGAGGGTGTTCATGTCTTTGTCGCCTGAGATGATGATGCAGCGGTCTTTGGTTTCCTCACTGGTGGCGAGGATGCCGATGCAGTCGTCTGCCTCAAGGTGCGGACGCCAGTAGACGTTGCCCTCCTCTTTCATCCATGCGGTGAGCCGCCAGTAGCACAGGGGCTTTTGTCCTCTCCTGTGTGCCTTGTAGGTGGGGAGAATACGCCGACGGAAGTTGCTATCGGGGTCAGACAAACAGAGAATGATGTCATAGTCTCCTGTGTAATGATGGTGGGCAAGGGCTGTCTCGATGGCGGCGTCAAGGCGGCTGATGAAATACGCCTTTACCTCCTCAAAGTCGGCGAAGTAGCTGCTGATGCCGCTCTCCCACTCTGCCTCATGGGTGGCACCTGTGCACGCGATGAAGGCGAACATGTCTGCGTCGATGAGGAGTTTCAGCCGCATAATGTGAGCACCAATACGCCCACAATAAAGTAGGCGAAGAAGAAGATGGTGAGGTCGTCAGGGCGTTTCATTGGCATTGTTGTTGTCCTCTCCGATCAAATGGAGGGCATAGCTGTCCACATGGGCGCAGCACGCACCACAGGAATCACATACGATGTCGTAGCTGCTCATAGGCGGCTGCGTGATGATACGAAAGTACTGGTCGCCGCACTTTCCGCAGGTGAGCTTGAGATGGGTTTTGTCTTTCATTCTGCATGTTCCTTTCTGACGTAGAGCCCGCACCGACACGCCTTCATTTCGCGCATGTAGCGGCACGGGCAGATGGTTGCCTCGGTATGATTCGGGAGGCACGGACAGTAGGGTGCGCCGAACTTCACTTCGTTCATACCGAGCTTTTCGAGGGTGCTCATGACATGGTAGGTCTTTGGGTTGACGCGCATGCCATAGCGTTCGGCGTTCGCCTCAGGTTCGTAGGTGCTGTTGTAGTTGGGTGTGTCCATCCTAATATGCACAACTCCTTTCTTTGCAGGTGGCGCAGGGTTTCCCGACGCGCTCAAAGACTTCGGGACAGAGAACGCACAGGCGGCTGTGGATGCTCTCTGCAAGCTCCCGATGCTCTCGTGATGCTCGTTTGCACAGACGTTTGGGAAGATATTCATACCATGCGCGGAAGTTGCCTGTGACAATGAGGTGATACTTTATGCCCTTCGGCAGCATGTAGGCGAGGTCTTCCTTTCGATAGCCCTCATCCGCAAGCATATAGTAGATACGTAGGGCTGCTTTGTTGCGAATGTCTAACACGGGAATGCCTGTCTCATAAAGGTCAGACAAAAGTGTCCCCCTGCTGCTCTGGACGGTAAAGGAGAGATGTCTGTGCCGTGTGAGCTGCAGAAGGACGGTGAGGCTGCATTTGACTGCAAAGGAGGCGTAGGCGTGTTCCAAGACGCTAGTGTGCCCTGCCTCGATGATGTGTGCGATGGTGGCGTCGGTCGCCTCGCGTTGGTAGCATTGGGACGCGGCGGTCTTGAGGAGTGTCATGGGGTCGGGGGTATGGGAGATGAGGGAGACGCTAGGCATGGCACATCACGACCTTTCCATCGTTGGTATAGGCAACAAGGCGACCGGATGCGTCGTGGAGGGACTGAGGTAAGCACCAAAAATCCTTCATACTACTGAGTGCCGAGTGCAAAGAGGAATAAATCTCCACATACCCTCGGTATGCCCGCACGCGAGACTGGCAGAAAAGTACATATGTCCCTTTATGTCCGCGTTTTCGATAGTCGAACACTTTCGTCATCATACTCTGCGCGCCTCCTTCCC